CACAAGATCGTCGTGGTATCCCTCCGTCGCCTCGTATGAACCCGCCTTGAGGATGTAGGTCGAGAGTTCCGAGATGATGTCAAAGTCGTTGAGGATCAACTTGTCGGATTCGATCATCTCCTTGAGGATGAGGCATCCCACCTTCTTGACCTGAGCCGACATCTTGACACCGTTATAGACCCTAGCCCCGCCGAATCCCTCGCCGACCCTCTGACCCTTCTTGCCCTTGATGGAGATGGAGATGACATTCTCGTACTCCAAGTCATCCTTGAGGATGTCGGCGACCTGCTGCCCCGTGTCGTTGATCTCGACAAGGACATACGCCTCGTTGTACTTGCTCCCCACCTGCTTGATGACCTCGGGGAAGATCGGGACGGGAATGGTGTTGGAACGGAACTTGCAGACCACCTTGTACGGAACGGTGGTCGCATCGATCACCGTCATCGTGTTGTAGTCCTGCCCGATGGACCGTGAGGAGTCCACCGTGGCGGCATAGATGTGCCCCTTTATTGGATTCTCATAGACCGTCATCCCCTCCTCGGTCTCAAGGATCGGGGTGGTGAAGGCAAGGGCTGCGATCTTGGATGCCTTGACCAAGGTCTCCTGCGACCCGAGGAACTCGCACTCGTACTCCGAGAGCCATTGCCTCTCGGAGGTGTTCCTGATCGTGGTTTCCTTGAACCTATCGTCACGACCTGGGACCTGCCACCAATGGGCATCGACGGGCTTGAACTCGCTCTTGCCGTTCTTTGCGTTCTGCCACATCTTGTAGAACAGGTTCAGCCCGTTCGGGGTGGAGACGATGACCGTCTTGCTCGTCTTACCCGAGGTGATCGTCGGATACACCGAGGCGAAGAACTGCTCTGCGATTTGATCGGGGACGAAGGCGAACTCGTCTAGGAGGAGGAAGTTATACGCCGAGCCACGGACAGCGGAGGACGAGGTCGAGGAACAGACGATCTTGGAGCCGTTCTCAAGGGTGACCGAGGTCTTGTTCCATTCCCGAACTCCCTGCTGTAGCCACTTGGGGAGGTTCTCGTAGGCGATCTTGACCCTGTCCATGATCTCGGTCGCCGTCTTCAGTTTGTTGGCGAGGATCGCAGCCTTGTAGTCGGGATTGAACAGGACGAGGTGCAGGATGCAGGACACCAAGGTGGTTGTCTTGCCGCTCTGTCGGGGGATCTTGCAGATGACGAAGCGATTGTCGAAGACGGACCTGACGATGTCCCTCTGCCACCCGTACATCTTGAACGGTACGAGTCCCGCATCGATGGTCACGACCTTGACATAGTTCTCAATGAAGTGAACGGGATCCTCGGAACACCTGATGTACTCGGCGAGTTGATCCTTGGTGAACTCCTGTTGGACATACTCCCCCTTGAGGAGGGGGTTGCCCATGTAGGTTCCGTCGCTACTCATGGGAAGGCTCCTCCCCCGAATCCATAGCCTTCCTTTGGTCACGGATCATCTTCTGTAGGTCTGCGGTGCTGCCCACATAGATCGAGTTGTTGGTCACATTCGTGGTCTTGTTGACCACATCCTGCCGCTTGATGTCCTTCATGCGGCGGTGCAGGTCCATGAGCCGTGTGTTCGCCTCAAGGTTCGACTGTATGAGTTGCGCCACCACCTCGTAGGCTCGGGGCTGTTGGCTGTCCTGTGCGAGTTCGATGATCCCTTCGATGGCTTCTTGGGACTTCTCAATCACCACCTTGAGGTTGCGGCGAACCTCCGCATAGTCCTTGTCGGCATCCTGCGAGGTGTATCCGCCCTGCCTTGCGGGGAGTATCTCCTGCTCGGGTGCGGGCTCGGGCGTGTCCGTGCGCACGGGCGCATGGGGGGGATCTATGCCGAGTGTCTTCGCTATGTTCATGTCGATGTCGTTCACGCCTTCTCCCGTCATCCTGTGGTTCCCCACGCATACGGTGGATATTCACGAATGCTGACATTCGCATGGGTCGCACCCGCACCCGTCCAACCCGCCGTGAGCGACGGTGCGTAACTACCCGCCGTGATTCCGTCAGCCGCCGTGACGCTGATGTCTGCGTACTTCTTGAGGGTGTCCCTGTCCTTGCCGTAGTCGCCGAAGTCGAAGAAGTTCACCTCTGCCTGTGTGATCACGGGCACGGTCTTCACGGGACCGTAGAGGTACATCTTCGCTTGGAAAGCCATGTTGGCGAAGTTGATCTTGCGTGTCGAGTAGTCGCCGTAGGAGCCGTCATCGCCCTCGGTCAGGGCGACGGACGAGATCACGATAGGCACATCGACATCGGTGTCGAGCCCGTCTATGGCTTTGATCGTGAACACATACTCGGGGGTGAAGTACGGAAGGATCTGCTCCACGATCTGTAGGCAGTCATCCATCGTCTTGGTCATAACCCCCACCGTCAACTGCATGTTGTAGGGGACACGCTCGTACCGCCGCTTCAACTTGTTGTCAGCCGATGCGGCGTACCCGACAGTCTGCTGAATGCTGTTCAACTTCCTTGCGGAGTCGTACTGAAGGGAGTTGATCTCAAACGACATCCTCGGCAGGTAGGTCTCAAGCCTCACATCCTGCTGATCGAAGTCCGTGCCGATCCTGTCGAGCCGCCGAAGGAACTTCTGCTGTGGTCCGTAGGCAAGGGGAACACGGATCCTCTCGCTCTCCGCACCCGACTGTCCCTTCCTAGAGACATAGATGTCGTTGAAGAGCGAGGCGAACCCCACCACGACCTTCCTGACGGTGCTGTGGTAGTAGTACTCAAGCATGGATCATGGATCCCCGAACGGGTTCTCCTCATCGAAGTTGAAGACCCCGTCTGCCTCCTCTTGGATGGCTTCGTTCTTCGCCTCGTCCAAGATCCCCATCGTGTCATCCTTTGCGGCGATGGAGGCGTATACGGTGTTGTTTGCTTTGGCTATGTAGGCGGTTGCGCCCGAGGAGGTCTCCGAGATCCAAGTACCAACAACATCGGAAAGAGATACTCGGAGCGGATCTGTGTATGGGTCATACGAGAAGACCACCGCCCTCGCAGACGCTCCCGCAGTTGGTCCTGTAGGAGAGCCATTCTCGTATTGATATACGCTGTCGCCTTCTGCAAAAGTTCCTCCTCCATAGACCGCCCCCAAGTCGAGATTGACCTTGAACCCCGTTTCCTCGTTGATGGCATCGATCTCGGGAACTCCCGTGTCGAACTCCTCCTCCGAGTATTGGAACAGTTCGCATGTCAGTTGGAAGGAGTAGAGTTTGCCCAACTGATAGAAGGGATTCTCATGCTCCACGAACTTGATCTCAAAGAGACCCTTGCTGATCGGGAGGAATAGCAAGTCTCCTTCAAGGGGCCTGTCCTTGCCCGTTTCCCTCTTGAACCTCCTTCGGGACACCGTGAACTTGACGCTGTCCCTGATCTCAAACCCGAACTTCGTGAAGGTGTCACCGCCCTCAAATGCGGTGGTGGTATCCATGTACATCTCAATCATCTTGAACGAGACGAATCGTGAGTACTTCGACTCGCCGAACAGATCGTCCCTAGTGACCAACTCCCTAGGGATGTAGTACATCTCATGTCCGTAGATCTTGATCGCCTCGACCGTCAGTTCATCGATGAGGCTCTGCTCGGGGACATAGGTCTTGCTGTTGACTCTGATGTACGGATTGAGTGCCATGTTCCCTTTCGTCAGCCCATGATGAAGTCAACGGGCAACTCGCCCTTGAGAATGATCTCCTTCTCAATGTCTTCCTTCTGCTGCCAAGAGTCCTTCATCATGCTCTGCCCGTCGAGGGTGATGTCTCCAGGCAACTTGATGCCGCTGTACTTGGAGAGGTTCACTCCCCATTGCCATCGGACGAGGGCAACGCAGTACTTCTTGAGGAGCCTGTCGTTGTAGACCTCGGGGTAGACCCTCGGGTCGAGGATGCGGTACGCTTCGATGATGAGGTACATCCCCGCCGTGAACTGCCTCTTGTCGCTGTCGATGTACAGTTTGTTGGCGACCCTGTTGAAGCGGATGCTCTTGTCGGGGGACAGGAACTGACGAAGCAGTTGGAGGTACTGCTGAGTCATGTCGTATTGGACGAGATCGATGGTCCCGAAGGTGTACAGGTCGTTCAACGCATACTGATAGCGGACATCGAACATGCCCACGGACTGCTGCGTGAACGGGAAGATCCTCGTCACGCTGACGATGAGGTTCTGTAGGAGGACATCCTCAGGGCAGTCGGGATCGACGCTCGTCTGAACGGCATCGGCATCGGAGAAACCCGAGCCATCGGCGGTCTCCGACTGAATGTTGTCTGCCGTGAAGGATATGTACCCGTTGGTGATGTCCTGCTGAGACAACTTGTACTTCAGGTAGACCTTCTCAACGCCGTCGAAGTGGTACTCGCTGAAGAACTGAAGCGCATCGTTGATGCGGTCCTCAAGTTGCTCGTCGGCGATGTTGATCTCAACTACGGGGTGTCCGTTTGCTCGGAGGGCGTACTCTTTTAGTTCCGCCCTTGTCGAGATCAGTCCGCTTGTGCAGTTCGACATCGGTCTTATCCTCCTCGGCGTATTTAGCCTTTAGGTCGGACTTGACCCTAGCGACCTCAACCTCGGCTGCGACCGTCTCGTTGTTCTCTCCACGGATGAGTCGAGCGAATTCGTCCTTTCGGGACAGGTACCTTTCACCCTCGTCCCATGCTCC